TTTGGAGATAAAAGGGGTTTCCCCCAAAACCATTTCAAGTGTGAAGCCATTGCTTGGGGGCAACTTATTTATATAGCGTCTTCCCGCTTTATGCAACCGGATTAGCCGAGTAAAAAGGTGCACCTTGAAAGCGCAACAAAGAGAAATCTTCTCCTGTTGCAAACTCCGTAAGGATTGCCTGAGCACTCGGGGTACTCGTGGATGCATAATCCACAGTGTATAAGTATTGTCGAAACCAATAGTCCGTCATATTATCAGTTGACGTACCTCCGGTTAAACCATCGACAAAACTAAATACCCATAGATTATTAGTATAGAATGGAAACTCAACTTCTATTCCACCGTTCGTGTTTGGCACGAAAGAAACGGTGCCCTCAAGGAGGGCGGGACCGCCGGTACTGCTTGTAGCAATCCAGCTCACGGTCTCAGTGGTATTCGTAGTTGGGGGTTGGAGAGATACTTTGGCATTCATCATTTCTGTAATACCAGTAGCTCCAACATTTCGGATTCTAAACCTTACTCCTCCTCTAATTCCTACATAAGCATATCTAAGATAAGAATATAAATCATTATACGTTGGTGCCGAACCACCGTATTGTAGGTTGTTATTTGGAAGAATGTTTCCAATTAATTGTGTGTACTTTATTCCAGAAGTAGTAGAACTCAATGCATAAGATGCATGAGTAGTATACCTCTTCAACAAAGCACGAAAACTAATTGGTTGCTCACCAAAATGCTCTTCGCATATATGCTGGGCTGAAGCAGTGCTGTCATTCAAGTCAAACGTCGAAACTTCCTTAGTAGAAAGTGACCCTTGCATTGAAGAAAGAGATCGTGCACTGCCGGTAGAAAACTCGGATTCAGCCATCATTAATGATGACAAAACCAATCTTTCAGAAGGCATGCCAGTCGTACTAATCCCATTTACTTGTAGGTTTTCTGATCTGACATAAACATTAATTTCAACTATAGGCGTCGAACTAGGGCTTGTTAATTGCGTAAATGGTACAATTCCTATATAACCATTGCAAAAACCTTGGTTTTCTGTGCCTGTATAGCTGAGACTAGTGTTCAAAGGGGCTGCTGCGGCTGTGTTAGTTTTAAGCCAGGCTCTATACGAAGCCCAGTTAACTCTAACCTCAAAAGTTTGTGTTTGCTGTATATCTATAACTCTAATAAATTGCTTATTAAAACTTAAATCTGCATTAATCAATGTCATTTGAGATGCATTGGGTTCATAAAATATAGCAAATTTACCTCTATGATATTGTGAACACACTACTTCAAAACGAAATATTATATCACCTCGCCAAAAGGTAAATGGGGCAGCAGCATATGCCAACGCTGTTGGTTGGACGTAATTTTTAGTGGACGTTATATAAGTCACTAAACATGGGTTAATTCTAGCAATAAAGATAGGACTTGCCATGATAGCATCAGTACTTGCCCACTGGAATGTTTTGAGTAGAGATGACCTCCCAGCTATCGCTTTTATAGTCATGTCATCCTCAGTGGAGCCAATAACCCTAGGGTCAACTGTAAGCTCTTGTTTTGGATCTAATACAATTCGGAAATTAGTATCATCACCAATAGTTTGAGCTCCATTTGTGTAGGGGTTATTCTTAACAAAAGAAGTAGTTAAGTGCATAACAGGCTTCGACCATCCAAATAATTCAGCAAGATTTTTAACTGAAGATAAAACTATACTACTAGCTCTAGCGAAAATTCCTATAGAAGGTACGCTAGAGAGAGCATTAGAAATATCCAGTAATCTTGACGAAATTCTTTGAACAGGGCCTGTTTTTCTTTCATCTGAAAAATCTGCTTCTGTTGTTATGGCTAATAAGGTAGCTGTATTCGTTCCTAACTCTACATCTGTCATCCATGCATATACTTGCATGGTTACATCTGCAGGAGCAGTAGATACAGCACCTATAGTATTTAGAGTATAAATATACAAGTCTCCAGCATCAGTCATATCATCAAAACTAGTTCCTGCTGCAATAGCAGTAGTAGCTGAGTTGAATAACCGATGCATAGGTTTCGTTGAAATAAACGGACATATAACCTCAACTGGGACATTCTCGTTCACATTCATAGAAACTGCTCCAGGAGCTTGTGACAAATAATTCAATAACAGTGGTCTCGCTGATGAGGTTGTAGTAACCATAGTTAGTAAGTTTACCAAATTTGAATTATATATAGCGTATGGCTGATATGATACTAACATCCTACCATAATGAAAAGGTGTGCCAGATATTGCTATCCGAACATGCAAATTTCCACGTAGGTATGCATAGTTACGCACCTTAGCTCTAACGGAGGGTTGTTTAGTAAACAAATCCCATACACTAAGTTTTATACTCTTAGTAGATCCAGAAAGCGTCACTTCATATATTTCAACAGGTCTTGACAAATAGTCAGACATGTTTAGTATGTTGGTTTGACCCTGTGAGGAGTTGGCTGAATCACCTGCCGAAACAAATGAAACGGGGTCTCCCACTGCATCTACAAAATTTTCTTCTTTTGTCTCATTCTGAATTTTATTATCTGACATAACGCCAGAGAAATCAGATTCTGCTATTAATGGATAATCGGAAATTCTAGTTTCTAAAAAATTAATAGTTTCTCTAATATCATTTCTTAGAGTCAAAAGATATGCTCTTAATTTCAACTTTTTCTGCATATTCATATCTTGGTTAGATATTAGTAAGAGTTGAATAGCTCTTAAAGGCATACGATCAAATTCACTTTTATCAGCAAATAATAATTGATCGACACCTTCTAGCTCCATCTCTAACTTAAATTTATGCATTCTTAAATCAGGATCTGAGGCGTTGATAGGTTTCATAAACCGAGCAAGTAAATGATTCTCAAATTCCTTTGTTTCTTCTTCTGAAGCAACTCATTCAAATGTTCCCAATGCATACGAGTTAATACACAAAGGGTAAGTGTAATCTATGTTAGCCTATTATTTTAAAGAGGGCACACAATCATAACTATAAGGTTATAAAAACCTTCCCTCGTGATACACATTTTACTAGTTGACAACGCAACACATATCATCAATAAGGTAAATGTATCACAGAAATAATACTAATATAGGGCATCCCCATAGCCTATATAGGGTTTTAGTTTAACGTCCTAAACCAGGACGGGAGTTTATTAAGAGAAAACACGACCAATGATATCATCAAAGGTAGGTGCATCAAATAGTTCACCATCACAGAACTCATCTGCAACACATTGAACTAAGAAAACACGAGCCTTATCATGATCTCGTTTAGTCATGTGGAACGCCAATTCCCACAAAGCTGAGGTAACAATTCCCTTGAACTGTTCCTCAGTTGTAATATTACGTGAGGGAATATACCATTCCAAACTTTTAACTATAGAATCCAAATGTAAAGGACTAACTGTATGTCCAATATCTTCTCTATATTTAAAAGTTCTCTTTAAGAAAGTACACTTATCTTTACTAACAAACTTCTCTAATTTTCCATCTTTAGAGGCGCTTGTATAATCAAGTCTATAAACATCAGCACAAAATTTTTGATAAGTGTGGTTATTATAATAATCTCCAAACTCTTCTTTGACAGCATTTAAGAGGTCATCGCCATATGTTCCTGGTTTAACACAATCCCAAAAGTAGTATCCACTACATTCAGGAGTGCTATACCAAGCGTACATCAACATCAAAACTCCTCTAATAGAATTATCTTCAGCTGTTCCATATTTCCCAGATGGTTGATGTCCTGGAATCATGAACATATCCAAACACATCAACACATAAGGGAGTAACATATCTGAAATTAATCCCTGCAACATTTGAAGAGTCAAATCATTATAACCCAATTCCTTAAGAACATTATACATCACAGTGTAGCCAGCCATGCCTATATCATAGGGCATCTTCTGGTCATAATTTCCATAATCTCCTTCCATTATATTTTCGGAAAAATCGGTTAGAGTTTTTAGGAAATCACCTCCATGTGATGGCATGTTTATACCAACAGCTGTACCAAATATGTCACCATGTTGTACCATAAGTGTATATAAAGGAGCCAAGATCATTCTAGACATTATTAGTCCTTCTAGCGGGGTTGCGTAGAAGGGCCTAGTTTTGCCAAGTTTAATCTTCTCAACAGCACGAGCTTCATCTTTAAGGTGAGTAGTAAAAACCAATCCATATGACTTCTCTCCTGCATAAGCATTCATCATATCACGAATTTTATTTTGAATGTCTTCAACAGGGTGTCGGGTAGTCTCATCAGGTCTATCTCCTTCAAGAACTAAGTATTTGGACTTCTTTCCAGTAAGACCAAAACCAGCTGATGTAGAAACATTTATCCTCTTAAGATAACCATCATCAACAGATCCATTGATAGCAGTCGTAACATCCAGGGGTTGTAACTTGTTCACCCCTCTCTCTTTAAGCATATGAACAATTCTTTCAGTATATTCATTTATACACTTTTTAAGAATTCTACTATCCAAAGATCCACGTTGCGAAGCCATCTTACGCAAAGCTACATTATAAGGAGATATAAACTCTGTCGGAGTTTTACGGGGTTCCATCAAAGGTGGACCAAATACAGTTGAAGGTTCATAATCTTGAGTTTCTTTTAGATATTCTCTAAATTTAACTCCAACTTCTGATTGTTTCAAGCGAGATTTCTGTCTCACATTTACCTTCCCTTCAATTTTTCCATAGTAAGACATACCTTGTAGAATCTCATACCTCACAGGGGATTTGGAAACAGGATCCTCAAATTTATTTTCAGCAATCATATCGCTTTCTGAATAAACCATTATAAAAGGGTTAGTCCTTTTAAGATAGTTTATACCATCATTAATTTCTCCTATTTTCAAAGCAGTAGCAAATCCATCAGATCCCATACCACCGGTGTGTATTCCTACACAGACCGAACCACCAGGTGATTCCATGAAGAGTGGCTTACCACAATCTCCTGCACGGTGTTGGGGGAAGTTATAAACATAGATCTGACTCAATGAAAATGGGCCTGTTTCACAATTTACTTGGTAAACATCCTCCTTCATTGCTTGAGCACGTGTTTTAAAGGAATCAATCATAGCTGAACAAGTTCGCATGGAAACAAATTCAGAAGATATATGTTTCCGTATATCTCTAAATTGCGTCATCTTTAAACACACGAGTGACAAATCATTTCCAAGATCAACACGATCCAAATCAGTAATAATAGAATCATAAAAGACTCTATTTAAACCAATATCAATTCCTGTATTAGCTACACGGATCGTAACCTTTTCGTAGTTTCCTAATGCATGTGTGTTGATCAAAGCAATATTTCCAAACAAACCTAAGACGTGAGTGCGAGCTTCTTTCTCAGCAACCACAATTACTTGCCTTACATTTCTTTCAAAAACATCAGCAAGTGATTGTACATCACCAGAATGAATAGCTGGTTTTACAACCAATTGTTGTACATTCCATACTTCATGTCCTTTAATGGCAACTCTTTTTACAGATTTACCACAGTCCATTTTCTGTTCAAAATCAGCAATTTCTTTTGAAAAAACAGCTTCTCCTTCGTACATATCCGCATTCTCAATTGTTTCAACAACTGTAACTGGAATTTTAGATTTGCGTTTCTTACTTCGCTTACTAACTCTATCTGTTATAGTTTTCTTAAACAAACTACAACCTGCTAAAAAACCAACAATTGCCACAAGAGATACAAGTATCTTTTGTTTTGATTGCCAGAAGCCAGTTAAATCTTGATATGATCCAAAACCCAACATATATTTAAATCGAACCCACGATCTAGCCAATCTATCAGATTGACTATTTCTCGCAGAGTTCAACATAATTCGTATTCCCATACCATGGGTGATGGATTGAACCAACATCCAGGGAAGGAAAACTATCAATGGGTAAAGAGCAGAATTCAAAATATTAGCAGCAATATAGTACAACGAAAGTCCTGTGATTGCAGAATCAACTGGAAATCGTGGTTCAGGTGATAAATGCAATACAGTTGAAAAAGCAACATCTTTGCATAATGACATAAATGACAGCATAAACAAAGGTAACCAATGTTTAAACAAAACCATATTATTAATTACAGAAGTCTTAAGATATGCAAATCTTTGAAGTTTAGCAATCATAGCTTCCAAATAAGTCTTATCATTACGTGGAGGAATATATTCTACATTGGTGGGTGTAACTCTAGGAAGAACTCCACCCGTAGATCTGGTATTAACAGAAAATTTCTCTTCTGTTTCTTCCAGATACTCCAATATTATATCTCTAATCTCAGGAACTTCATCCACATATGCTTCAGCCCTTGAATTGTTTTTAAAATTCAACGGGGCAAACTTTTCAAAGGCATATTCAATATCATCTGCATTTAAAATTTCTTCTTCCTTATCTTCCTCATATTCCATGGTGAATGGTATTGGTTCATCTTCGCCATAGATAATTCCTTCAAAATCAAAGGATTTATAACTCTCGTCATAATCCTCTAACTTAATTTCCTTAGAAAGATTAGAAATTCTCTCCTGATTTGCAACGTGCTGAGAAAACTCTTGCTTCAACACTTTCACCAACTTGTAAATATTGTCTTCATCTGTTCCTCCCATAAGGACTTTGGTTATCACCGTAGAAACACCAGTTGGTGTGTAGTAATAAACCTTAAAGACCCATCTATCAAGAATGTTACTATCAGACTTAAATGACTTAGCAGGATCAATATTAGTGCCTCCATCAACACGAAATTCTGCCTTCACAATTGGCTCAACATAGAGAAACCTTCTCATGTGAGCTGCTTTGTTTTGAACTAAAACATCAAGATTTAATCCAGCAGTATTTGTGTCAATTAAAACTAACTCTGGATGCGCATAAACAGTTCCCTTTTGGCCAAAAGCCATATCTAGGCACATAGGCATAGAATCCATTAATGTGGTTAATTCAGCAACTAATGGATCTCCTTTGGATTTCGCAAGATCCCTGTGTATATTTCCTAGCTCAGAATAGTGCACAATATATTGAGAAAATGGCTGATGCCCTTCCCAATAATCGCTCGTTGCAACTCTACCGTAAATATGTGACTCATCAAACTGACGACCTTTTACTGAAGCCCAAATAGCTCCAATAAAAGGCAATAGTCTTCCTTTTCCTACACCAGGGTCTCCATGTAAAATTATTCCATAAGGAACATGACGACTGGCTGTATTCATACGTAGAGAAGTTTCATAATGTGCTTGCTTTACATCAGTAAGTTTATCTCGAACACCAGCGTACTGATGTGAGAAACTATTCATTTTAGAAATTAATGCCTCACCTGTTTGCACAAGTATATCAGTTTCAGTGACAAACTCTCTTAATCCCATCATACCTTTAACTGGCAAACCAGTAAAAAGCTTATCTCGATAAAACAAAACTGCTTTCACTTTATCGCAATATTCTTTGGCGGGATTTTTAGAAATCAAAACTGTACTAAAAGGCAAACCTGCTATAAGCGCTTCACCAGCTTTTACTAACGTAATCAACTGATCAATAGCGAATATAATTAGTTCACCAACTGACATCTTCGGAGGTTTTCCTATGTATCCAGAAATCTTTTTCGATACATCTTTACCGAAAAATTTCAACGATACAAGGGATAAAACCAAATCACGGAAAGCAGTAGTTAATCCTGAAGAAAGCAACTGTCCCAAAAAGACTTTATAGTCTCCCATAATATCGGACAGTGACTCAGCAGTCATGCTTCCTAGCAAATTATCAAATTCCAGTCTATGCAAAAAATGATCAAGAATATATTTAGCTGCATCATATAATGAAGATCCCAAGGATCTACAAAAAACATGCACTGCAACAGCAGCATCTATAATATTTCGAGACCTGTATAATTGGTATACAAATTCACACATTGGAACTAAAACATCTGATACAGGTTCAACAAAGGCTTTTACGGGTTCAAAAACGTTCATCATAAATGATGCAAAGGAACCTTCAATAGAAGAAAAACTCGATTCGGCATACATGCGTTTCATGGATTTATCCATAAAATCAGCAGTAGGTTCAAAAACTTCTCGTTTATCTCTGCGAGAAGCTTTCTTTTTTGATTTCTCCTGTTGTTTTTTCCTTTCAAGACGTTTAAAATGTAATTTACTTTCCATTTTTCTTCTTAAAATACCATCAGTTATAACTTGAGTTTCCCTTTGCAACTCTTTTTTGGAAACATGCTGCAATAACAAATCGTCAAATTTGCTTTCAGCTACCATAATTGAGTTATTGAGGTTAAATAACGACATCGGAATTGGGGTACCATAATGGCATAGCCCAGCTCTACTTCCGGAAACGTTGAATAACAGAATTTTACTATTAAGTGACAGTAAATCACTATTAGACATGATATCTTCCTCGATAATCATCTTTATTGGTAATTTGCTCTCCACACCTAAAGAAATGTGGGCGAGTCCTGTTTCCACACAGGATGTGTATGTCTCGACAGTTGACATCACTGCAAGTTGTGGCCTCATCGCGCGGGGGTTGGTTGTTTTTAATTTTTTCGTCTAGCCTCTATAACGTTGAGGGCACTGAACTAAAAGTTCAAGTCGATATTGGCACCAGGCATCATCGAACGTGATAAAGTACTACAGATTATCACTGTACACTCTTTTTATTTCATTTTTATTTTAAAAACCACACATGATTTTTATTTGTTTTTTGTTTATATTTTGTGTGATTGATGGTGATAAGGTCACCGTCCTCTGATATATATTTAAAGTGTAATATCCACACTCGGATTTCCAAATACAACATGGATTTCCATTTCGCAATTATTACTAAATCTTGACATCTCTGCTAAGAATTCAGAAAATAACTGCTAGGGTGGGCATGTCCTCCCACTCGCAATTGAACTTCATAACTAACGTGTTATGACCACGCCATTTGAATGGATGGAACCACTGCTATTTTGCCGTAGCACCGGCAGAAAAGAGTTTCCTAAGTTTCAAATTAACATTATCCTTCATCGTATCGGTTGGTACTTACCCAACAGCGATACAACTTGTATCTAGCGGTCAGTACTTACCTGACATGCGCTATACGGACTTATGTCAAAATAAAACCAAGGAGATGGGGTGAGCTTAATGCTCACCC